ACCCGGCTTTGACCCTGCAATCTGGCATTGTGGGGGTTGTTGGGAAAACTGGAGAAAAGCCCGAAGCGGCCATTCTGCTTCGGGTCGGGAATGTCTGGTACTCGGATAATCCTGTTCTTGAGGAGCGGGCGATCTTCGTCCATCCTGATTTCCGTAGCGCGAAGGGTGGCAGAGCTGCCAAGCTCTGCAAGTTCGCTAAAGAAACGTCTGATAAATTGGGTTTGCCCCTGATGATTGGTGTGTTAAGTAATGACCGTACTGCGGCCAAAATCCGTATGTATGAACGTCAATTTGGCTCGCCTTCGGGGGTGTACTTCCTGTATCAAGCCCAAACAGGGGGCTGGAAAGAGGCATCATGAGCGGTGGTGGTAAGAGCAGCACAAGTACCTCCTCGGTATCCATCCCGCCAGAGGTTTTGGCCCGGTATAATGCGGTAAATGCTCGCGCGGAGAGTGTCGCGCAGCAACCTTTCACCCCATATGGCGGCCAGTTTGTCGCTCCTCTTACCCAAACGCAGCAGGCTGGCATTGCCAATGTCAGTCAAGCCGCTGGCGCCGCGCAGCCCTATTATCAGGCTGCCGGTACGGCGTTGCTTGGCGGTGCAGCCCAGGCGCAGCCTTATTATCAGGCGGCCACGCAGGACATTTATGGCGGTCAGGCGGCTGCCGCGCCGTTGCAGACTGCTGCGGCTCAGAACATCGCTGGCGCCCAGGCCGCTGCCCAGCCTTATCAGGGCATGGCAACGGGTTTTGGCCTTGCTGGTGCGCGTCAGATCGCGCCCGGCGGCTTGAATGTCGGCGCCTATATGTCGCCCTATACCGAAGCTGTGGCGCAGCCCACCTATCAGGCTTTGCGGCAGCAGCAGGAGCAAGAGCGCCAGCGCATGCTTGGTGAGCAAATCCGTGGTGGTGCCTTTGGTGGTGATCGCGGGCGGATTGCTCAGGCCAATTTGGCCCAGCAGCAAAACCTTGCCACCGCCCAGGCTCTTGGGAACATCTATCAGCAGGGCTATGGGCAAGCGCTTGGCGCGGCCCAGCAGCAGCAGGGCGTGGCTTTGCAGGCCGAGCAGGCCAACCGGCAGGCGCAGCAGCAGGCGGCCAATCAATTTCTCGGTATTGGTCAGCAGGCATTTGGCCAGGGGGCGCAGACTGCCCAGCAGCAGGCGGCATTGGGCCAGCAGATGTTCGGCCAGGGCGCCCAGGCTGCCCAGGCGCAGCAGGCGCTTGGTCAGGGGCTTTATGGCATTGGGGCTGGTGTCAGCCAGGGGCTTGCCGGGCTTGGCACTGGCGCGCAGCAGGCTGCCTTGCAGGGCGGTCAGGCGCAGCTTGCCGCCGGTACGGTGGAGCAGCAGACCCAGCAGGCTAATAATCAGGCGCTGTACAACCAGTTCTTGCAGCAGCAGGGCTACCCGTTCCAGGTGGCGCAGTTCCTGGCGAACATCGCCATGGGTACGGGCGCGCTGTCTGGATCTACCACGACCACCACGCAGCCTTCATCGTTCTTCTCGGATGAGCGGTTGAAGCATGACATTGAGCCCATCGGTAAGACTTTTGATGGGCAAGACATTGTGCGCTTCAAATACAAGGGCGAGCCCGGCACCCGGATCGGTCTTGTGGCGCAGGATGTTGAGAAGAAGCATCCAGAGGCCGTGGGGCTGGCTGGCGGCTACAAGACGGTGGATTATGATGCCGCGACTGATGAAGCCGCTGCACGGGCTCCCAAGGCCTATGGTGGCGGTCTAAGCCCGTGGGATGGCAGTTCCATGGGTGGCAGCGTGTTCCGCGAAGATGCTGGCCAAGGATTTGCTGCTGGCGGTGCGCCGGGCGGCGATGATGTCCTGGCGCAGATCAATGCGCTGGTGAATGCTCATCAGGGCATGTTCCCGTATGGCAAGGCTGGCCTGTACGGCGGCGGCATGGGTAAGGCTGGGCCTTATGGTTCTACCCTGATGCAGCCGGGCAGCCGTGGTTTGATGACGGCGCCGCCAGTTCGCCAAGAGCCTACCTATAATGTTCGGCAGGCCATGCGAGATGTCAAAGACATCACCGAAATGCCAAAAACTGTTCGGGACGCATATTCCGGTATTAAAGGCGGCTTGTTGGGGACACCAGGATCAACAGAGCGTGTCACTAATCGTGCTGGAGAAACCGTCACACGCACAATAGAGCCAACGGGTGGCTTGATTGGGCATGGCGGTCAAATGCAATGGCAAGGCAGCTATCCACAACAAGGCGTTGAGTTTTTTGAGGGGCTTGGTGCTTCTTCTGGTAATGCTCGTGGTGGTGCCATTCGCCCTGGCTTGGCCATGGGCGGATTGCCGTACAACCAAGCCGAAAATGAATATGTACCAGAGGATATTTCAAAGCCAATAGAAACGCCCAAGCTTCAAACGGCGCCTCAAACTCCGATGAAAGATCAGGGCTTGGAAGATGCCAAAACCGCGATGGAAATGGCAAAAATTGCAGCTATGTTCGCTTCATCTGACCGCCGATTGAAGGACAACATTGAACCCATTGGCAAGCTGTTTGATGGGCAAAATGTGTATCGCTACAACTTCAAGGGCGACGACAAAAAGCAAATTGGCTTGATGGCGCAGGAAGTTGAGAAGAAATACCCTGATGCTGTTGGGCTTGCGCCGCGCAAAGGATATGAGGTTGGTGGCCCTGCCACAGAAGAATCACGCCCGACATCGCCATTTGACAGGGCTGTTAATCGCACTTTTGGATTTGAAGGCGGCCTTAACCCCCGTGATTCAAATGGCGCGCCTTCCAATTTTGGTATCAATCAGGCGGCCAATCCTGATGTGAATGTGCGTGAATTGACGCAAGATCAGGCCCGTGAAATTTATCGCACAAGATATTGGGACCGCATTGGCGGCGATGCTCTTGCTGCGCAAAACCCTGATTTGGCGCATGTGGCTTTTGATAGCGCGGTAATTGCAGGACCGAATCGCACCCGGCAATGGCTTGAGCAAGCCAATGGTGATGTGAACCGCTTGCTGGCTTTGCGTGAGCAGCACGAAACGGAGCTACTCAGGAATGACCCTGACCGGTTTGGGCCATACCGTAATGCCTGGGCGGCGCGGCGCGCTGGCCTTGCCGGTGACGTTAATGCTGGTGAGAGTGCAACGGCAGGGACGTTGGCCGGTGTGGGCTATCCCACGCAGCCGCGTGGTGGCTTAGAGCCGCGTCCTGGCTCTATGCAAGAGCGGCAGCAAGATTGGTTTGGGCGTCATGAACATTGGATCATGCCGCTTGTGACCGGTCTTGGCACGATGGCATCCTCACCAAGTCGTTATCTCGGCTCCGCTGTCCTTCAGGGCTTGATGGGCGCCGGTCAGGCTGCGCAGCAGCAGATCGGGCTTGCCGGTCAGCGTGAGAAGACTGAGCAGGACATCAAAAAGTCGCGGGCGGAAGAATTCCAATCCCTTATGCAGACTGAGGCTGTTCGCGCTGGCATTGCCTCCGGGTCTTATGACCCCAGGACAAATCGTTGGCGCGTTTACAATGATCGCGGCGAAATCATCAGCGTGTCCATGGCGGAGTATTTGGAGGCTTCTCGTAAAGGAAGGCCCTTCCGTAATGCCCCAGGCACAAACGCGCGTGAACCTTTCACGCCCGCAGAGGTCACGCAGCCCCCTGTTGAGCCTGGGCCGCAAAGGCCTGCTACACTTCCTGGGCAAGCTCAACCTGCCGCTGCTGCGGCACCACCGCCTATTATTGGTCGAGAGAATTTGCCGCCGCTGCCGGGGACGGAGGAAGCCGAAACTCCTGCCCCAGAAGGGCAGCAGGCTGCATTGGTTAATCCAGAAACAAACCGCCCTGCGACCACGCAGCTTCCGCCTGACCGCCAATTGGATTTGGTGCAGCGCGCGACAAGTAACTTCAATGCAAATCCGCCGCTTTACGCTTCTGTTGAGCGTGACAGTGGCATTCAGGATTTTTCCGCAAGAACAGCGGATCGCTTGCAGAATAATAGCTCAAGGTATTTGACCCGCGCTCCATCAAATGAAGAAAACCCCTGGCCGGTAATAGAAGCCAAGGCGAATGGGGCTGAAGACACGCGCGTTGGTAGGCAATCCTTGGCCGCTATGTTCGCAAGCTTGCCGGATACTGGCTTTACCGGCACAGGCCCTGCGCAAGAATGGACTGCGGGCTTTATCCGTTGGATGAATGCAGCCTTGTCAGCCGCTGGGATACCTGTTGCTTACAATCCTGGTGATGTGGCAGCGCGTGAAGCCATCAACAAAGCACTGAATGATTTGGCTGCCGCCCGAAGTGAGGCAGGTGATCAACGGGCTTTGGGGTCCATTAGGATTTTGCAATCTGCCATGGCAAGCACTTCCATGAGCAAGCCAGCTATTGCAAAGAGCATGGCTGAATTGTTTGTTGAAAACCAACGCTCCATGGATATGAATAATTTTGCGCAGCTCGTGCGTGAAGATTTGCGCCTCAAGCTGCCGGGCCAAGAGGCTTTGGCTGATTACGGTGGCCAAGGGCTTCAGTCTGTTTTCAATAGGCGTCAAGCCGCTTTGTATGGTGAAGAGAAATCCATTTTGGAAAATCTTTTCCAACAGAATTATCGCGGCGCGGATGACCGCTTTAGGGGGAAACCTGTATTTGAGGTTCTTTCAACCACAGGCGGCAGGCCTCCCCAAGATTTGATGGCGGCGATTATCAGCCGGTATGGGGATCAAGGATATCGCATCCTTCGTTACTTCAATGCTGGTCAGTGAGGCAGGCAGAGATGAATGATTCCGTTTTTTCCGGCCCAGCTTATCGTCAGCCATCTCAAGGGCAGGAGCAGTCAAATGCGCCTGTCACCGAAGATGTGATGTCAGGGCCTGGATACCGCCAAGTTTCTGAGCCGCAACTGCCCCTTCCTCCCCGCGAAGACCCGTTTGAACGTGAAGTTCAATTAAGATTGCCTGCCGCTGTTGAGCGCGAAAAGGCTGCGGCTCAAACAGCGCCAACTGTTTTTGGCTACCAATTGCCAAGTCAGCCTTATCGGGCGATAGAAGCCCCGATTATTTCTCCTTTATTGCGCAGGGCTGCCGCTGGTATTGAATCATTATCAACTGATGAAACATATCAGAATGCGTTGGCGCGGCGTGAAGCAGAAAAAAGGGCTTATGAACAGGTAAATCCGATTGCGAGTGGTACTGGGAAGGCTGCGGGTTTACTTGGGGAAGCATTGCTTCTTAGAGGTCGTTCTCCAGGCTTTACATCTGTTCCTGGCGCTATGTTTGAAACGGCGCTTTATGGGGCTGGTGAAGGCGCAGCAAACATTCGGCCAGGGCAAACGCCAGAAGAAATTCGCAAACAAGTTGAAGATGAAGCTCTTCAAGGCGGAATTTTTGGCGGTATTGCCAGAATGGGATTGCCTGTTATCGGGCGTATCGCAGACATTCCAAGTGCATTGAATTCTAGTGCAAGGGCAGCTAAAGAGCTTGCCCAAAGTGTGTTGGAGCAGCGCGGCAAAGCTGGAACACTCACGCCAGAACAATATACTTTGTTGCGTGATGCTGGCTACCCTGTTCTTCCTGTTGATGTCCGTGGCGCGCCTGCTGCTGCTGCTGCTGCGGGCGCAAAAGATGAAGAAGGATTGCGTAATCTAAATAAGATTTTGAAAGACCGCGTTGACACTGCTGATAGTGTAGCACAAGGCAATTTGTTGGATATTTCCAAATTGCGCGGCACACCGACATTGGATGTCGCTACTCTAAGCGCTGCGGCTAATCGTGCAAAAGATGCTGCTTTGAGCGGGCCTTATCAGGCTGCATACAATATGCCGAATGCGCAGAATTTACCTGTTCCAGACTGGATTTTGCAATCACCCGTTGGCCAAAAAGCCGTGCAAGAAGCTTCTCATGGCTTGGGCTACAGATCATCAACTGGGAGTTTTTCTGATACTGGTCCCTTTGTTCGTAACCCACAAACTGGCCATCTTGAATTGCCTGCTGGTGGAACGGTAAATCTTGAATTTTTGGATCGAGTAAAAAGAAGCCTGAATGAGCAGGCTAATGAAATTGCAAAAAACTCAAGAACCCTTGCTGATGATTTGGGAGAAGCCATCAGACCTTTTGTTGCTGATCTTAGGACGCGCGTTCCAGAATATGGGGCTGTTCTTGATACAGCCGGAAATTACTTGCGCGGCAAGAATGCCTTTGATGATGGTTTTGAATTCTTCAATCTTATGAAGGGAGCGCAGGGGCGTGGAGCCTCTAGTGCATCAAACGCCCGCGATTACAGTGAGCAACTTCATCTATTTGCCAATAAGTACACGCCAGAAGAGCGCGCATTGTTTCAAGAGGGCATTTTGTCGCGCGCCTATCAAAATCCTTCAGAATTTTCGAGATATGTCGCCAATTTAAGGCCACAACAGCTTGATGGTTTGCGATCAATCATGGGGCGGGATTTTGACCCCTTTTACAATTCCATGATCGTTCACAACACATCTCTTGCTATGCAAAACATAGCTGCAAAATCAGGTATGCTGGACAAACCGTTTGCCAGAACTTTGGTGGGCCAAGGATTGGGTACAGCAGCAAATATCGCCACATTTGGGGGTTTTAGTCCAGCGGGGTTAGTGTTTAATGCGCTTACTCAGGGCGGCGTTATGTATATGAACCGCCAATCCGCGAGGCAAGCGCAAGAACTTTTGTCGCTGGCAAGTGATCCAAATCGCCTGCCAGACATGATGAAATTGATCAGCGAAAATCCAAGTTATCGAACCATGCTAATGCGTTTGCAGCCATATATTAGCAGAATGGCTTCTGGTAGCATGGAAGCTTCTGATACGCCGGATATTGTGGACACCGCAGGCGCGATTGTTCGCAACATTCCTCCTGAAGCTACCCGCATGGTCAGAAGCACTATGGAAGGCTTCCAGCCCACAGGAAGCCAAGCGCCCCGTCAAGCCGGTGGCCGCGTGGGTCGGGCATCCGGTGGGCGCTTGATGCGGAATGATCATGCTGCCAGGGCTGCCACGCTGATAAGGGCTGCGGAAGCCGCCAAGAAGGCGCATAATGCCACCACGGAGGGTATCCTTGAGCAGCCGGATGAGGCTGTGGCCAAGGCGCTTTCCATCGCAAACAAAGCTATCTAACGGGGTATGCCATGACTTCGACGTTTACGCCCAACAAGAACCTGGAGCTGCCAGGGTTTAACGATTACGTTGATAGCTGGAACACGCCGGTAAATGCGGATTTCACTGCGGTTGATACTGCGCTTGGCGGCGTCACCAACCTGAATGCCACGGCAGTTTCCGGTGATGTTACCCTGACATCTACGCAGTATCGCCCGCTTCAGATTGTGATCAGCGGTACGCTCACGGCCAATGTGCGGTATTTGATTCCGGCCAGCGTGGGCGGTCAGTGGACCATCACCAACAGCACAAGCGGTGCCTTCACGCTTTCTGTTGCATCTGCTGCTGGCGGGGTTGATATCACGCTGCTCAGTGGCACCACGATTGTATCTTGTGACGGCACGGCCACTGGTATGCGCCGTTCTATCAGCAATTTGCCTGTTACGAATGGTGGCACCGGCTTAACGTCAGCTCCGACCAATGGTCAGCTTTTGATTGGCAATAGCGGGGGTGGATTTACGCAGGCGACTTTAACCGCTGGTGCGGGCGTTTCTATTACGAATGGTTCTGGCGCAATTACTATTGCGGTGCCAACGATTGTTGAACCGGGTGTGGTGGTTACTTATGCAGGTGCAGTGGCTCCAACAGGTTGGTTGATTTGTGATGGCGCTGCTGTCAATCGATCCATTTATGGTGCTTTATTTGCAATCGTGGGAACCACCTATGGTGCTGGTGACGGCAGCACCACATTCAATCTCCCCAATTTGGTAAACAGATTCAGTGTTGGTGCTGGCGGTACTTATGCCCTTGGTAATTCTGGTGGATCAACAACCACATCAAGCGCAGGTGCGCACGACCACACTGGTAATGCTGGGGCGACAACTCTTTCTACAAGCCAAATCCCTGCCCATACTCACACAGGAAACACTTCAACAGCCTCTCTGACAGGTGGATTTGGTCCCTTCAGGCAAACGCTAAATGCGCCAGACGCTTCGGCCAGTGGGGTATTCAGTTTAGGCGCTCAGTTTGCTTCAGGTGATGCGAATGCTGGCAGCAGGAACACGCGCTCCATTAATATGGACGCTTCGCATGGCCACTCATTCACCACAGATTCAACGGGTGGAACAACAAGCCATACCCATACCATAAGCACTGACGGCACTCACACCCACACAGTGACACCCCCCTATCTTTCTCTCAATTACATCATCAAGACCTAAGCCATGAACCACTTCCCCAAAATCCTGACCGAAACCCTGCACCACGAGGGGCTGTGGAGCGACCACAGGGATGATCCCGGCGGCGCGACCATGAAGGGCGTGACGCTCAAGACCTATTCGGATTTCCTGGGCCGCCCGGCCACCAAGGATGAGCTGCGCAAGATTCCCGACGATCACCTCCTGGCGATCTACCGCAAGGGGTACTGGGACAAGGTGAAAGGCGATGAGCTTGCCGCGATCTCGCCGGGGCTTGCTGCATGCGTGTTTGACTTCGCGGTGAACAGCGGCCCAGGTAGGGCTGCCAAAGCCCTCCAGAGCCTCTGTGGGGCCGTTACGGACGGCGCCATAGGCCCCAATAGCCTGAAGCAGGTGAAGGCTTGGGTGGACATGCTAGGGCCTCAGAGGGCCGTGGATGCGTATCAGGCTTACCGGCAGCATTACCTGGAAAGC